AATTGCTCTCTCCTTAAAGAGCCGCTTTAACTAAAGCGCATTCACAGGAAAGGGCAACGCGTGGGTGGGGATAACAGGTCGCTTGAAATAACCGATAGATATGCTTTAGTGAAGTGAATAGCGCATGACCACAACGCGGCTCACGATCATTTTTCTATTCATCCTCGCCTTTGGCTGGTCGCTATGGTTTTGGCTTACCCATCTTCCGATTGATCCCAGCGGTGCACCGATGAGCGCTGCGGAAGCAGTGCAGCTGCCCATACATCCTCCGATCCCTACTGAAGCGTCTTCCGCTGAGGAATTGCTGACTGATGCAACTGCCTCCATTCCCGACGGAGCCGACGTGACCGGAGAACTGGACATCTGTGGCAATCATCTGTGCGTCTGGGATCTCAGCAATGGCACCCCGTTCGCACTTCTCAACTATTGTTCTGGTACCTAATCAATGGCATCACTCAGCTTTTATCAGCAGAAATACGGGAAGAAAGAGGGCCGGGAAAAATACCGGGCCTATTGCCGCACGTATAGGCGCAAGAACCGCACAAAGATCAACGCCCGCCAGCGCGAGCGCTATCAGGCGCTCACGAGCTCGGTAAAAACGGCCTAAAGTTATCCCCAGTTTGGGTTGTTTGACACCACCCGCACAGGCGGTAGAGTGAATGGGTAGTTAGGAAGGTTCGTTGATGGGGGAAGTAGCTGACCACTGGCGACAAACAGGCACGCAGAGTTCTCCCGCAAGGAGTTTTGTCCAGCATAAAAACCCTACGAATGGTCGCCCTTGTCCCCATCAGCGAATCATCCAAAAAGGTCGAATACATAAATCGATTCCAAAATCAATGTTGAGCGAAAACTTTGAAACAGAACTCATGATCGGGGAGATCGAGTTCTTCACGCGGCCAAAGAAGCCGAAGTGGAGGACGCTCGCCGAAGATATGTTGGCCCTTGGAGCCATTGCGGGCTTCGTCATTCTGCTCTTGTGGCTCGTGTCAATCGGCGTGTTTCTTTAGAACGGTTGCATTCGGGAGGGTAATGCCCTCCGTGACCCTCCCTTTACGGGATAGGAGGTGCGAGTAATCAGCAACGGTTCGCTCGCACCCTCCCGAATCTCAGAGAACAAATTAATCACTTAAACAATCACATGAATAAAGCAGTAGTATCTATCGGTATCGTCGTGGTGTTCCTGAGTATCATCGTCGGATGGGCTGCGTTCACTGCGGGCCATAACGAAGGGTATGTTCAGGGAACAGCGACCGTGCAGCAAGCAATTGATCTGGCGTCCGCTCGTTGGGTTCCGACTTCCACGCCGCCCCTCGCCGACATCCTCACCATCCAGGGCGCCTCTACGACAGCGCAGACGTGCTTCCTCGCCGACAACGGCACCTGCGTCGCGACGTACAGCCAGTTCAAGCAGCTCATCGCTTATCTCCCGCTACTCGCGGCGATCAAAGGCGGGAACATCCTCGTCTCAAGCAACAACGTCACCGTGCCGCTCACCGCGACGAGCTCCGCCTCCCTGACGGACGTGCTCACCCAAATGGTCGCAGAGATCAACGCGTCACATCAATGAACATCCAAGAAGTAGATCAGCCCGAGGAATTCGACGGTGCGCACGACTGGGAAGAAGTATTGCTCGGCCCGATCGTCATCAATTGTGTTCCGACCCATAAGACCCTCAAAGACTATCTCTCGGAAGACGACGGGCGCCGGTTCCACGACGGCGGCGATTGGGATGAGCGGAGCGGGTATGAAGATGAGAGAACCGTAGACGCAGTAGTCGGCGTCGGTGATGAACCTGAAAGCGATGAGTGAAGTTGGAGAGGATTTCAAGGCGCTTCACGAAGAGAGCAAACGCAAGAGGGCAGCGAACGAGAAATGGTCAATCAATTTTCTCAAGGAAAAGGGCATTCCATTCTCGGTTCTCAATGAATCGTCGCGGCACTATCGGGTTGGAGAATTCGATTTTTGGCCCAGCACGGGCAAGTTCTATAACCAGAAGAAACAGATCAGAGGGCGGGGAGTGAAAAATCTAATAGCACTACTGTGAAAATCGAGATTAAGAAGACACGCACCGACGGCATTATCCAGATCACGACCCTTGATGAGCGCTTTTATGCGAAGGAGCACGACGGTGTCATGACCTTCAATCCCTCGATTACGTGGATAGAGAAGTATTCTCCGATGGGAATCGGGCTTCTCAAGTACTACGCGAAACATGGCTGGGATGAGGCAAAGATGCTCACCGAGGAAGCGGCGGAGCGCGGCTCAAAGGTGCATCAGGCGATTGACATTCTTCTGCAGGGTGGTACGGTCGGGTTCGACACGAAGCTCGCTGATCCGGACGATCCTCAGAACGACAGCAAGTACGCACCGCTCACGCCGGACGAATATTGGTCAGTGATGACGTTTGCGGACTGGTGGGAGGAATTGAACGACGAGCATGAGGTGAGGGTGGTTGATACGGAAAAGACGGTGTGGGTTGAACCGGAGAAAGGTGAACAATACGGCTACGCCGGCACCCGCGACATGAAGCTCATCGTGGACAATGAACCGTGGGCGATCGATGTGAAAACCGGCCAGGCAGCAAGTATCTATCTCGGATGGGAACTCCAGCTTTCAGCGATCAAACACGCGGACCCGGATCTCCCGAGAACGTTTATCTTTCAGCCGGGATACAAGCTCAATAAGAAGGGCTGGAAGCTGACCGAAACCGAAGACAAATTCCCCCTCTTCAAAGCCGCATTTCAGTTCTGGAAAGACGCAAACCCAGACACGAAGCCCAAGCAGAAAGATTATCCACCCACGATACAGCTCTCATTTCAGATAAACAAAAGGTCGAACGAATAGAAAAGACAGCATAACAAATTAAAACTACAACAAAGCTATGGCATGGAATGAAGTTGAGTCAGGCGGAGCATGGAAACCGACCGAAGTCGGCGCGAAGCTGGAGGGAACCTTGAAAGCAAAGGAATCCCGGGAAGGAAAGAACGGCAAAGACTACACGCAGTTCGTGATCGAGACGGAGAGCGGAGATACCTACAATGTCTCCGGTGCGGTGCTCGAAAGCAAGCTTTCGGAACTGGAGATTGGCTCGCGCGTGCTCTTGACCTATAAGGGTGAACAGAGCTCCAAGAACGGGAAGTACAAGGATTTCAGTGTTGCCGTTTGGGAGGACGACAAGCCGGGCTTCTAAGCCCAGCACGGGACGCCGCCAAAATATGGGGGAATACGGCGGAGGATTGCAAGGTTAATTCAATTCTCATGGCGTCCCGCCCCAGATGGCGTCGTAAGTTCTTTGTGGTTTCTCTCAATCGTGTTGTCGGCGTTGATGATGTCACGGATCTCGCGCCTCGCCCGTACGACCACCCAGACGACGAACACAATGAGTGCGCACACATCGAAGATGACAAGCACCAGATCGAGGAGAAAAGAGATGAAGTGGGGTAGCCCCATGAACAGCCTCCTTGCGTGAAAGAGACAACTTTCAAGGTCGATCCGCGGGAAGCCGCATTTCTCCTTGAAAAATCAGTAGGGCTAAAAGAATGTAGGCATAAGTCGGGCGCGGAATCAAGGGCGGAAAACAGGCGAAAATCAGGGTTCTTGATGTGAAAGTGTGGAAAAACAGTCTATATCATTGATACTACAGGATATACGTTGTCGATTTCCGTCCCTGTTTCCCACAGAAAAAGTTGAAGTTGCGGTGCAATGCACCATTTGATGTGCAGCGGTTAACACAGCGATTTACCACAGAAATGAAGAACTACTACTACAACCCAAAAACTCAAGATCTCATGATCTTCGACACCGAGCATAATTCGATCGACGTGCTCGAAGTATTGAGAGGCATCCGAGTCATTACGAGTTCCGAGATCCATGGCGCTTGGTCCGGAAAGAATGGATCGGAAGACTTCAATCAGGAAGCGCCGGTGAAGGTTTATAAGAAACAGCTCAGTAAGGCCAGTAAACGGAAGTGCGGCAAATGTGGCAAGCTTGGACACCGCAGCGACAATTGCTCGAAGTTCGTCAGTGATGCTCCCGCGCCAAGAAAGGCAGGTAGAAGCGGAAAGTGGAAGTGCAAGAACTGCGGCGAGCTCGGGCACGGCGCGAAGACCTGCAAGAATCCGGCGAGACTTCCTGACAAGGAGATCAAGAACATCGTGAGCGAAGAGCGGGCGCTTGAACCTATTGCCTAAAGCAAATGATCCAGGACACCTCACTCTTTGCCTATAGCGTAGCCACCCAAAACCTCGGCGCGAAGCAGAAGCAGGTGCTCGACGCACTTCGATTTTTCCCGGATGCAACGAACGCGGAGCTTGCTGCAAATCTCGGATGGCCGGTGAACCGGATCACGCCAAGATGTCTAGAGTTGCGACGCATCGGGCTGATTATTGAAGTGGGAAAGCGGCGCTGTAAAGTCACGGGCAGTACCGCTCATGCCTGGAGAGCCAAGCATCCGGTTCTGCCGCCGGCGAGAGAAGAGAAAAAGGTCGAAACAAATCCAGCACAATTACTCTAATGGCCTATCCATCAGTACAAGTGAAGCCGGACGATCCGTCAATCAACAAGTTCTTCTACCTATGCCAGACCCCAGGATGCAGCGAGGTTATCAATCCCGCATTTCCGGTCGCCGAGAAGAACCCCAGTCCTAAATATTGCAAGAATTGCCAGGACAAAGCGACGCGTGAGCAGATTGAGGCGGAGCATCACCGCGCTCCCCGCTCACCCGTGTAAACCGGGGAGCATGAGGGTTGGTCAGCGTTACCGGCTTCCTTGTCAGCTCTATACCCAATGGCAGTGCCGCCGAAAGCAATCCCACCACAATCAAGAACGCCATCTGAGCGTTGAAACTCCATAACGATTCGGATACCGATCGATCTGCTTCCCAAGTGTTATCGTGCTCATCGAAGGAAAGAGCGCCGCAAACGATGTTATTGATCTTATTCATTGCTTGCCGGTCTGCCAGGTTTCTTTTCTGGAGCTCCCGTTCATAATATGCGCAACAACACGACAGCGCCGCGATCATTACGACCCATAGCGTATAGATGATAGAGCCCAAAACAAAATCTTCCACCCGCGGTTGCTTAGCAATGAGCGTCGCATCCATGGCAAGCAACAAGCCTATTGTCCCAAAGAAGATTTTCCATTCGTGATCCCGTCGTGTATTGAAGAGGATCATTCTTCTCTCGTGTAGGAACTTGAGCTCGTCCAATCGCTGCTTGACGTTCATAGAAAGTCTCCCCATTGATTCTTCGCTGCAGAATAGTACGGTAATTGTATCCCCGCTTTCCCCACACATGCCCCGCAAATCATTCTTTGGAGAAATGAAAAGCCATTACATCTCTGCCGCGTGCAAGTCGCGCCGGCACAAAGAGTGTGACGGCACCGTTCCGAGGCAAGAGTGGAACCAGCACGACCATGAATGTGACTGTCATTGCCATCTCACAATGGCGCAGCGGATGCGGCTCAAAGCCATGAAGGAAATTGACAAACGGAGGAAATGAAGAGCGGCCCGTGGAGAACCCATAGCAGGAACGAGCATCAGTCAACGATTGCCGCCACTGATAGGGCCGTTTCGCTCATGATCCGCGAGCGGGACAGGAACGAACCTTGTATCGCGTGCGGAAAGCCTCACAAGGAATATGACGCCGGGCATTATCGCCGCCGCGAGTTGATGTCGACGCGCTTCCACCCGATGAACCTCAACCGCGAGGGAAAGGGCTGCAACCGCGGCACCCACAACACCAAATACGCGATGAAGGATATGGATCTCTATCGGGAGAACGTCGACAAGAAATGGGGCGCCGGCACCGCGCAATTTCTCTACAAGCTCTCACAGACAATCGAGCCCTGGGAGACGAGGGAATTGGAACAGCTCAGGACCGCGGCGCGGATGGGTCCGCGGGCGTACGAGCAGCTCTATTTCGAGCTAAGGCCTAGCCATCGATATTAGCCCTTAATTGCAACCGCAACAACCTCGTCTATCAACCCGTTCATCTTACTCAATGCTTCGCTGCTTGCTCCGGATTCACGGATCTCGTCACCAATTGTCAAATATCTATCAGCCAAATCCAGCTTCTTGATTTCCGAGACTATGTATATGCGACTGATTATTGTCTTTGCAGCAATTCGATGAGCATCGAGATATAACGATTCTGGTTGTGGTAGACGACTTCCTTGAGAATGTATGTACATCATGAGTTCGATCGTTGCACTGCCAATTGCAAAGATCAATTCCTTGAACTCCTCCTTCCTACAGTCAAGTTCCCACTGTTCACGCTGCCACGAGCGCGACAACCAATGGCCAACCAGAATACCGGCGAGCGGTCCGATAGCGCCCCAGATGGCAAGATAGATGTTCAGCTTCGTTAGGTCGAAGTGCATCATCACCCCTGTGCATTGACGGAAATTGTGAATATTGTATCGTGAAATTATTCCACCATGACCGCCAAGAAGTTCAAGGATTCGCTGCGCTTCATCACCATCATTGTGATAGTCGTAACCGCGGCGGCGATCATCGTCGAGATCATCAAATACGCCGCATAGATCCAATGCTTAGATTTCTAGGCCGCCGCTGGGCCAAGATCAATTACATATTCCGCCAGGAGAAAGAAGCCGCCACGAACGAGCTCCTCTCAAAGCTCGCCCTTCGCACGGCCGGTGAGCATCGAGATCTTGCGGCCAAGCTCAGTGCAGATGCCGACACGATGGACGCCCGGATCAAAGAAGTTGCAGAGATGGAAGAGGAAGGCTTTTGGGTATGTGAGAACGGGCATGAGGACTCGTCGACAAAGCCGCCATTTCGGGAATGCGAGGAATGCAGAAGCAAGCCTGGCTCTCCGATTCTTTGCAGCGATTGTTTGAAACGCCGAGATGAAGTCGCTCAAACAGCACCGTTCCGATGCCATAACTGCGGCAAACCCGGCGAGTTCATCAAGCGCGACCAGATGTCCGGCCAGGAGAAGTATGAATCCGACAAGGAACGCGGCGAAGCGCAGAAGATGGCCGATCAGAAACGCGCCCAGGCGAAAGCGGCTGACGAAGACGCCGCGAACAGCGAGAAGACCGCCAGATATTTCCGTGATCTTGCCGAGAGCAACAGGACCGTCGCCGATCGAGTGCGGCGCCTGTAAAGGTCGAACGAAACCCAATCACCAAAACAATGGCAGATTTTGAAGCAGCACCGGAAGGCGGAATCCGCGAGAAGGGAACCGCAGCGCCGGCGGGACAGCCTGCAGAGGAAGTGAAGACGGACGCGCCGGCGGAAGAAAACGCGGCCGCGGAGGGAGCAGAGAACACCAGCGAGGAATCGTCCGACAAGGAAGAATCGAAAGAAGGCCAGGAATCGGAAGGCGAAGAATAATCATCAAGCCGGGAAGGTGCCACCGCAAGGCCACCGCAGGACCAATACACGGAAGCCGTTCTAGAGGGTATTTACAGCAGGGCGATTTCAAGCGTACCTGCGCTGCACACCTGCGCGACCGCCCCATCCGTCGGGCAAAGGGGCTTCCCGGCCTTTAGGCTTTAGCGAAAGCTCTCCTCAAGCCGCGCATCTTCGAGGAGCTTGATTTGTCCTTGCAACGCTTCGGCCCCGCCTTGCCAGAAGCCAATCAGATCCGAAGCCTTTGCATCCTTTTGGAGGCCGCTCCCTTCGCCATTAAAGGCGGCGTAGTCCAATAGCGCATGCCTTCTCTTGACCTCTTCGAGCGTGTCCGCGTAGATGAAGAGATGCGTCAGGTCATCGATGGAAACATGTTTGACGAACAGTGGATTAGCGAGAGCGCTCGTTATTGCCGCATCCCTGACCTCCCCCTCTAGCGGCGCTTTGTCGAGTGTCATCCCAGGACCGGTTATGACAGCCACTTTGGATTTGTTCTCCACAAACTCCAGAGTGACGCTCGTTGCGATTGCCCGATAGGTTTCTTTGTCGTGTTGATTGTCCATCCAAGAATTGATAGCAAGGGCAATGAGAAACCCTGAAGCCCCGATCGCCACATCAAGCAATTTCTTGGACGCTTCGCGCTGCAATTCCTGAAAAGTCATAACCCGAACAATACTAAATTTTCATGATCGAACGCTACACCATAAAATTCGGCCCGGCGGTGAGCCAGAAGGAGCTTGAGAGAATCATCAATACCGGTGATGGCGAATTCCGCTCTGACGACCTCAAGAAGATGAAAGCAAAGATTGAATTCATCGGCCACATCGAGGACATCAAAAAAGTATCCGAGACGTTGAAGAATCTATCAAGGGCGTAGAATTTAAGCAGGGTTTACGGTGAATCCTTGCTCTGAGGAGATCACAGCGTGCAAGAAGAACTGAAAGGTCGGGGAGTGCTGCGAACGGGGCATCCAGGCGCCATCGAATGGCAGGTAACGTACCATTTTGTAATTTCGACCGTCCTCTTGGAGAAGGGAGGATTCCCCCCTGTTGCGGTGAGTTCTCACTCTTTAGGGAGCGTATCCGAGTTGAATGGTAAGGATATTCCCATAGGGCATTATCAACTGGTCGCTGAGGGCGGTGAGATTCTGCGTGTGAAGAATCTCGGCCTTGGTAAATGGACGATCCTCGCGCCGTCCTATTTGTGCGCTGCTGCCGCAAAGATAAGCCATGCATAGCCAACGCAGAAGCAGGCGAGACCAGAAAAGGCGAGGACTCGGTTGCGAATATATTGCAAGCGCGTGTGACCCTTTTTTAACTTGTAGGCTTCGTAGTTCAACGTGAGAAGCGTCATGAACGTTAGGGCATAGAAGATGCTCGTCGCGAGGAGAAAGAGTGGAGCGGCAAGATAGTCCGGAAGTGAAGGCGCAACGGGCGCGCAAGGCGCTTGGGTTCCCGGTTGAGAGTGTCCCAGGGCGGATGCTCCGACAATCAAGACGATGCCTCCGGTCGCCAAGCCGACAACGAACTTTGCCAGATCGATATAGATACTTAGAAAAGGTAGGAAGTCGAATTTGCCGTTCTGTTTGTCGAATTTCGGCTTGTAACCTTTTGGCACTCGAATCCACACAATGCACGATGTCACAACTAAAACGGCCACTCCTCCCGCGATCCCTCGCCATCCCATTAGCTGCATGCCAGATAATAACCCGTTTCGCAACGTATGGCGCTTTTTAAAGAATTCGCTATTGTTAAGAAAACCCTCCGCATTCTTCCATGCCCACAATCAGCAAGGAAAAGAAGCAGTACCTCGTCGCTCGCGTGCGCTCCGTGCTCGCCCAGGATCACCAGATCGGTCTTGACGACCTCGCCGATCGCCTGGACCGTGAGTACGGTATCCGTATCGAACGGCACTATCTGTCCGGCATTGTCCGCAAGCTCTACGCCGAACGCACCCGGCGCGCCGATCATCAGACGCTGAACTATGCCCTCGCCGCCTTTGAGGACTCAATGACGCAGGTCGTCCGCGTCGCATGGGAGATTGCGAACGACCAGTTCGCCCGCAAGCAGGACCGTGTCATGGCCCTCCGTGAGATCCGCGAAGCACACAGCGCAGTTTTCGAAAAGCTCTTCGACGCCGGCGTTTTCGAGCGCAAGCTCGGCACCCTCGACGCCACGATCCGCAACACCCCGCTCCCGCCTGAACGCAAGGAAGCTATCCGGTCCGTCTTTGAAAACTGGGGATTGTTGGAAGCCCCGAAGGAGGATGCCACAGGAGTTAATACCAAAGGATCTAACTGATTATCAGTTTGATAATTACGAGGCGAGAAAAGAGAGCAGGAAACACCTGCTCGGCTTTTCGCTGATCTACCTCACCGGATACTTCACCGACCCACCGGCCACGTTCCACGCACAGCTTGTCCACGCCCTCCAGGAGGAATCGGAGCGTCGCGTGCTGATCCTGGGCTTCCGTGGTTCGGGCAAGTCCACGTTCGGCTCTTTGGCCCTCCCGCTCTGGGCCGCGCTCGAATACCCGGAAAAATATCCCTTCATCATCCTCGTCGCCGATTCGTCCCGCCAGGCGACGCTCAACATCTCTGCGATCAAGCACGAGCTCGAAACGAACAATCTCATCAAGCAGGACTATGGCGAGATCAAGGGGAACGTGATCGAGGACTTCACGCTCCAGGGTGAGGGCGAGGAGTGGCAGAAGCAGAACATCGTGCTCTCGAACGGCGTTCGCATCTTGGCCCGGTCCCGCGGCCAGAAGGTGCGCGGACTGCGCCATCTCCAGTACCGCCCGAAGCTGATCGTCGTGGACGACCCAGAGGACGGCGAATGGGTCCGGACGAAGGAAAACCGTGACAAGACCGATCGCTGGCTTCATTCGGAGATCATGCCGGGCCTCGACGCCCGGAAGGGAAAGCTCGTCGTCATCGGGAACCTGCTGCACATGGATGCGCTCTTGTCGCGATTGCGCGCGCCGGGTACCGGATTCAAAGTTCTTGAATTCCCGCTCATCGATAAGGATGGCAGATGCACATGGCCCGCGATGTATCCCACCGAGCAAAGCCTCAGGGACAAAGAACGCGACATGGGCGCGATCCCCTGGCAGCGCGAGATGCTCTTGAAGATCGTTGCGGACGACGAAGCGATCGTGAAGCCCGAGGACATCCACTACTACGACGAGCGGCCGGCAGGCGTCGCAGCCATCAAGGGCCATGGCATCGATCTTGCGATTTCACAGAAGGAAGGAGCGGACTTTACCGCAATCGTGAGCGGGGAAGTGTTCTACGTGGACAGCGCGCCGAAGATCTATGTCCGGGCGCATCCGTACAACGAGCATGTGACGTTCCACAACTTCCTGCAGAAGGTCAGGAATATTCCGGGGGAACTCGGCGGCGCGAACCTGTTCTTCGTGGAGGATGTTGCCTACCAGAAAGCCGCGATCCAGGAGATGGAGCGCGCGCTCCTGCCTGTCGTCCCGATGAAACCACAGGGCGACAAGCGGGCACGGCTGCAGGTTGTGGCGCCGTACATCAAGAACGGCACGGTGCTATTCCCGCGCGCCGGGTGCGAGGAACTCTTGGGGCAGATGTTCAACTTGGGAGTGGAGAGTCACGACGACTTGAACGATGCGCTAGTGTACCTACTGCAGGGACTCGTCAGTCAGGGATTGGAGCTTCCGAAGATTCACTGGATCGAGGCGTAGGTAGTGGCTCAAACCCAAGTTCCTTTCGAATCGCATCCTGCGCGGCGGCATGAGTGCTAAGGAATTCACTTTCTGACTTATCGTAGGTACCCCGCTTTTTGTTACAAGTAGCGGTCACGATGTTTCTCGCTAGTGATCCGAAGCGCCTAAACGAGACGATCAGCGGTTCTTCGCAAATAACGCCTATGAGCACTCTGGTCTCTTCATATTCCATAGACGCTTTCTGCCACTTGTCCATGGATTCGAGTCTTTCCTTCTCCCAATTCACATTGGGATTGTCGAAAGAAACTTCATATATAGAGACCAACGTGAGGGCCGCGTCATCTAGTTGAGCGAGTCTCTTGGCGGCGTTGAATAGAATGTCGCGTTTCAATTCCCATCTCTTTTGCTGATTCCACATATCGTCGGAAATCTTCGCTTCGATCTCCTTTGTCGCCTGTGTTGTCCGTTTCTGCTCCGCCAAGAGCCTTTCGAAGTCCTCATGAGTTGCAAGGTTATCGCCCTTCTTTCTCATATAGGTCCCAAAGAACCCGCCAAACCACCCGCCTATCAACGTAAGCGCGGCAATAATCAGTCCTTCAATTGTCCCCATAGCTTTTTTCTCCCGATTTACTACACTGAGGATAATCCCTACATGCAAGCGCTCAAGGCCACCGAGGCCCGTGAGATCAATAAAGCGGACATCACCGAGGCGGAAACGCTCGTGTTTGAAGGCCGCGTCCTTTCGCAGACCGGGAAGCAGACGATGCAGCCCGGCGAGTTCTATTACCGCACGACGTTTGTTCCGGTGTGGCTGAAACCGAGCTGGATCAAGCGGCTGTTCGGCGCCGAGCCCGAAATGACCCTCCAGGGTGTTGACACGATCGTGATTGCGTGTCCGTACTGCTCTACGCCACTCATGACCACGTCCGGTCACACTGTCGAGCACAGATCTCCGCTCACCATCTCCCGCGAAATCAGCTGCCCTTATGCGCCGGATGCGCCGCACTCGTTCAAGGTCGTCGACGGAACAATCATCGCCGCCTAGATGGCATCACCCTCCCTCAACTCCAAGGGCAAGCCGAGCTGGCCGATAAGGGCCATCAAGGGAATCTTCCGATCGCGCATCGATCCCGAGACCTACGAACAGTCCCAGGGCATCACGATGACGAGATATGGTCTCGTGAAGTCTGCCGGCGGGAAGTTCGGCGAGATCGACACCGGCGGCAATCAGTTTGCCATCGAGCGACCTGGCGGCGGCCATCACATCGATCCGGAGAAAGCGCTCGCGAACAACCGCGGCTACGTGTACGCCGCGGTGAACGCGAAGGCGCGCGAAGTGCAGAACATCGACTTCCGGCTCTTCGAAGTGGACGGCGAGGATCACAACGAGAAAGAGCAGCACCCGCTCCTCGATCTCTTGGACGGCGTGAATCCGGACATGATCGGGTCGGAGCTCAAGTACCTCACGTCGTCGCACCTCGACCTTGTGGGAAATTGCTATTGGCTCCTCACCGATTCGAAGGGCAATCCGGTCAAAGGCGATCTCGACAAGCCGGAGGCGATCTATCTGCTCGACCCGTCGCGGGTGCATCCCGTGATCGACAAGAATAACTTCCCCTACCACATCGTTGGCTACAAGATGAAGCTCGAAACGCGGAACGTCATGTTCGATCCCGCGTGCATCATCCACTTCCGCTCGCCCGATCCGATGAACTTTTACGAGGGCCGCGGCATCGTCCAGGCCGGCGCAGAGTTCATCGACAACGACAACTATGCGATGGAGTTCAACCGGAAGTTCTTCGTGAACGGCGCGCGGCCGGCAGGGTTCCTCGAAACCGAGATGGTGTCCGAGACGCAGGTTGAGTCCCTGAAGATCGGTTTCATGGACGTGCACGGCGGCATCGACAACATGCAGCGCATCGGCGTCTTGCCGAAAGGCGTGAAATGGGCGCCGGCGGGTTCGAGCCCGAAGGACATGGACTTCAAGAACCTGTCCGAAGACATGCGCGACCGCATCCTTGCCTTGTTCGGCGTGTCAAAGACGATCCTCGGGACCGCGGAATCGGACACGAACCGTGCAACGGCGGAGACGGCCGACTACGTCTTTTCGAAGCGCGTCGTGAAGCCGCACATGCAGCGCATCTGCGATTTCCTGAATGAGAAGCTCGTGCCGCGCTACGGGGACGATCTCTACATCAGCTTCATTGATCCGGTTCCGGAAGACCGCGGCGCACGGACTACGGAGATGTCAGCGGCGGTGGGAAGCCAGCCGGTGCTCACGATCAACGAGGCGCGCGACGAGTTCATGGGCTTGGGACCCGTCGAAGGCGGCGATCAGCTCATGGCGCCGAGCACGATGGCCCCGGTGGGTGAGCCGACAGGCGACGGCGACGTGGCGCCCGAGGCGGCAGGAGGCGAGGAAGCCGGCAAGCGGTACCGCAAAGCGATCGAAGCGAAGGTGCAGAAAGCAGCGAACGGCCAACGCGTCGCGTTCCGGCCGGCTCGGACCAAGCTCACAAGCCGCGCAAAAGCTCGTTCCGAAATGGCGAAGTCGCTCACGGAAACCATCAAGGAGAAGCTCCAGAAAAGCCTCGCCGTAAAGAAATTCGAATCCACAAAGGCAGAGGACGAGGCGCGGTGGAAAGAATGGAGCGACTACACGGAAGAGGCGGAGAAAGACATCGCGGCGACGATCCGGAAGATCAACGCCGAGCAGAAGAAGGAAGTGCTCGCGAATCTCCCGCACGCGATCAACAAGGCGATCGATCCAAAGGATCTGTTCAGCGTCGAGAAATGGATCTCCATTACGACCGACGCCATGACGCCCATCATGGAGACGCTCTTCGACCACCAGGCGCGCGCCGCTGCGGCCGAGATCGGCAAGCCGGAGCTCAATCCGTTCAACGACACCACGCGCGCGGCGGTGAAGCGTTCCGTCCAAATGATGTCCGAGAGCTACCAGCAGACGACGCTCACGGTGCTCGAAACGAAGATCAACGACGGGTTGCAGGCTGGCGCGCCGCTGCCGGACATCGCGAAGACCGTGGAGGAGATCTACGAATGGAGCGACGAGAAGCGCGCCGCGACGGTCGCAAAGACCGAGTCGTTCAGGACAGCGAACGATGCTCTGAAAACCGCATGGAAACAGTCTGGCGTCGTGAAGACCGTTCGGTGGTATACGAGCGAACTGCCGAACGTGTGTGCTATATGCCTCGCTCTTAATGGACGGGAGATCGGAATCGATGACGTGTTCTTCAAAAATGGTGAATCGTTCTCTGCCGAAGATGCAGACGGTACGACTCACTCAATGACGTTTGAGTATGGCGATGTAGAAGCACCTCCCGCTCATCCGCTCTGTGCGTGTTTTATTAGGCCCTCCACTGTCCAAATATGAGGCATGTCTCACAGCAAACAAAATTGAAACTCAGTCTTGCCCATAAGGCGTTGCATAAAGATTTGAACGGTGAGCGCAATCCGTTCTTCGGCAAGCATCACTCGGCCGAAACAATTGCGAAAATGAGCGGTCCTAACAATCATGGCTGGAAAGGTGGAGTCCTAAAACGTGTTCATGTTCCGTGTGCGGCTTGCGGTGCGGACTTACTTCGCAGTACAACCCGTGCAAAGCGGAACTGTTTTTGTAACGCAACACACATGCTCCGTTATCGCTATGACAACAATCTTGTTGATCGCAATGCTATTGTGGCCAACGCACATAAAGCCATGGAAGCGATTCACTGGCGACGTGGTATGCCGAATCCAGCGGTAGCAGGCGAAAACAGTCCCGCGAAGCGTCCCGAAGCTCGGGCAAAGATACGCGCGGCCAAGCTCGAACGGAACTGGATGCGAGGTCGCACAGGCAAGCTTCATCACAACTGGCAGGGAGGCAAAATTTGGTGGCGTGGTAAGGAATGGGACGAGATCAAGCTGTCCATCCGCCAGCGTGATGGGTTCATGTGCGCTGAGTGCGACATGACTGAATGGCAACATATTCAGACCTGGGGTCATCCGCTCCATGTTCATCACATCATTGCCTATCGAATCTCACACGACAATTCGCCGTTGAACCTCATCACGTTGTGCGATTCCTGTCACGGCAAGAAGAAGCGTGAAGAAAACGCCCTGATCGAACAGGTGCGACCATTACTCGTTGTCGCATGACGCTTGACCCAGTAGCGAACTTCATCAGGCTCACGGTCAGCGGCATCTATGGCGCGTCTGATACTGCGATCACTGTCGCGAGTCTCCCTTCTAATTTCCCGACGAGCGGCCATTGCCAGCTCGTTTGGTGGAACAGCACGGACTATGCCGACCCTTCGAATGATCCCTACGCGGAGATCGTCCGGGCGGCGCTCCCCGCGTCTGGGAACGTCCTCACGGTCACCCGCGGCCAGGAAGGCACCAACGCAAGCGCGAAGAACCTCTCGGGCAAGACGTACACCCTGATCCTCGGCATCACGGCCAAGATGATCACGGACATCGGCGCGAATCTCCAACAGCCGTGGAAGTACGTGAATGTGGACGGGACGATCGACGGCGTGAATACCGACTTCACTCTGCATGGCGGCATCACGCCGTATGATCCGAACTCCATGCAGATCCGTTTGGCGCGCCAGCCGCAGGAGCAGGGGATTGACTACACGATTAGCGGCACTACGATTAGCTATATAACCCCACCCGACCCGAGCCTTGCCGGCGAACCCCACATCGCGCAATACCAATGAGAAAATCACTCGCGATCGCCATCAGCATCTTCACGGTCTTTTTCGGCCTCTGGGTTGTTGATGCGATGGCGGCGGCGTATCCGACCGGCGTCGGCGGGACCGGCACGACCGCGGCTCCGCAGGCAGGACAGACGCTTATAGGAACAGGGAGCAGCAGCTACACGCCGGGCTTCATCACCTGTACCGGCAACTGCAGGGTATCGAATTCGTCCGGCACGATCGCATTCGCTGTCCCGCCGGGCTTCAATGCTACGGGTTCGTCTGGAGAATTGCTTGTTCTCACCGGCACCTCGACTGGGCAGGGATACCCCGATGTGACTTTTGATAGTTCAACGGGACAACTTCAACTCCCTGACATCCCGAGTGCGCTTCTTAGAACGGATGGATACGGAAACATCCAGGGGGCGAGTGATGGCGCCGACTATTGGTCGCCCTCATCGCTCAGCAACGTATCTCAATTGAACAACGACGCGAATTATTACGACCCTTCCAATTTTATCGACGGGACGAATTATTGGTCGCCAACTACGCTCACCGATGACGGACAACTGACTAACGGCGCGGGCTATACGAGTTTTGGTATAAGCGGCGCATTGCACAATCTTCCGGTCTATATCGGGCCAAATAGTTTGGGGCCATCCTCTCTGTATTGCTTCTCGAACGGCGACTGCTCTGTGGGGAGCTCGACCGACCTTACTTATACGCTTGGCGTGAATGGAACATTTTTCGCCGCGCAAACGTCCACCTTCGATGGACAGATTTATGTCAGCAAGCCCGTAGGCGTTCCCGGTTTCGTACTTCAACAGGCGTCAGGCACTGACACGACGGCGGGGTATCTCTATAAAGACAATACCGGGGCGACACAGCTCTCACTCAATCCTTTCATTCCGAATAGCGAAGGAGCAGCAGCATATCTCTTCGCTACGCGGAACGTCCAACAGTTCGGCGATATAGCGAACTTCAAAACCTCAAACGCGACTGTCCTCGATATTGAATCAATGAACGACGGAAAGACGAACGGGGGTCAGGTCGGCATCAATGACCAAGCGTACGTTCTCCCCGCGATTCTTACGGTCGTTGATACCACTTCAACGAAACCCGTCATTCTTGCAAAGGGGGCCGTTTCGCAGACCGCAGATTTATTTGACGCAGAGAACAGCAGCAGCGTTATTCTGGCGAATATTGATAGCAGTGGAGATATTTCCACCGTAGGGAAAGCAGTTGTTGGAACGACCACCCCCGTCGAATTGTTCTCGATAGACACCAACGGCAACCTCACATCGGGATATGAGAGCATTGATACCGTAGGAAATGAACGTCTTAAATTGGGCTACAACTATAACGGCGGCGCTGCAGGCGGCATCGCAAACAATAATCAGGCGGCGCAGATCATCGTTGATTCTGGCGGTAACCTGCAGATTAGCCCACGCACGAATGTCTCATCCACGGTAAACATCTACTCCACCAACGGCACGACTGCGAAGGTGGGGATTTCCGTTGCGCCCACGACTGATGTCAATATCGCAACGACGACCGATCTAGGCACGACGCTCGGAGTCGCGGGGACGGTTTCTGTTAATTCAAATGATTACCTGAATGCCACGACGACCGCAGGGTTTGGCACGACCTCAACGACCATACAGATTTCCACGACCACGGGCCTTGCGCCGAATGGCTTCGTCATCATCAATCCTTCGCTCATAGGAGGCACCCCGCTCGTTCCCGAAGTGGCATATTATTCCTCGTTCACTTCCAATGGCGCATCATCAACCCTCAACGGATTGGTACGAGGGCTTTTCGGAACGTCCGCCATCTCCGAGGGCGCGGCCTCAAGCACGAGCGTCTATGCGATGCCTTTCGTTGTCGCAAATAGCACAAGCTCGGCCCCGACGTTCGCAATCGGCTGCGCGACCTCGGTTCCTACCACGGGGTGTATGGATGCGGTAGATGACGTGCCATTTAATAACACGGAAATCGCGCATGGGCTTGCGGTGAATGGAAATGGAATATCAATGACGGGGAATGCTATTCGGGCAAATAACAGCATCACGTTTTCTAACACTTCAAACGGTGCGCAAATCCCCCTCATCATGGCCGGAGCCGGTATTGGGCTTGGGCCGACGCCGACCTACGGGCAGATTACCGCAACGTCCACCTATGGAATCAATTTAATGGTGAGCGGCGGAACAATAGGAACGCAACTTACGGCGAATACCAGCTCCGTTGAAACATTCGTACCGACGACCGTTTCCTCGACATTGGCAGTCACCGGCACCTCCACATTAGGATACGTTGGCATCAACACTTCGACCCCAGACCAATATCTCACGATCAATGGAAACATCCATTTCATTGGAACGAATGGCATAGATTTCGATAACGGCGGAGGGTTCAGCGCAAAAACAACCGGCGGTTCTCTTGTGGGGATTCTAAGTGCGTACACGGACAACAACCTCTATCTCGGCCCCAATCAGGGATTCGCGAACACCATTTTCCGCGCGGGGACGGGGAATATGCAGTTCACTATCGGGTCGGCGGCGAGCGCGTTAAAGATGTCTATTGCGAACAATGGCGACGTGGCGATTGGGAACGGCACGACGACGGATACCGGCTTTGGCTTATACGAAGCGGGCTCATTCAAGGTCGTCGGCACTTCGACGCAACAGCAAACTGTCTACTACGGCGTGAGCACGACAACGCCAGGTTGCCACGGTTTCTATGAACAGGGCGCCACCTCAACGCTCGCGTACGAATATGTGAATAGCACCACCCAAATGGTCGTCACGACTACGAAGCCAGCCTTCTGCCAATAGCATGTACGGCTTCTCTGGATACGCCACCAACGCATACGGATCTGAACGGCAAGCAAGCCGTGGGCCGATCACGAGGCTCGCGATGCTGATCGTGCAGAACGGCTATGGCGCCGCGCTTGCGCTCCAGCATCGCTACGGCGTGAACTCGATCATCCAAAGCACCTATGGCATCGCGATGTCCGTCATGCTCCGATTCCGGAACCTCACATTGTCGAATCCCGAGAGCAATCACAACACGCTCGAACTATGATCGTCCAACCCCAGACCGTCACGCAGAATGATTATGGATACGAGCTTCCCTTCACGCTCGAGGACGGAAACGGCAACGCGGTGAATTTGAGCGGCGCGACGCTCGTCTTGAACGTGCAGGACAGCCAGGATGGAGAGCAGGAATTGATTTTCAGCGGAGGCATGACCATTGACTCCGCTTCCGCAGGAACCTGCCACTACACGGTTGCGCAGGGCAACTTCCCGAACCCGGGAACCTTCCTCGCCCAGATCACCGCAACATGGCCGTCGAGCGAGGTACTCACGTGGTCCGGCATTACGATCATCGTCGAGCCCGCGCTTCCTAAGAGCAACAACTGACATGCTCGCCGGCACACGATCGCCAAATTACGTGAAGATGAAATGTACAGGATGTCCCGTGTTCATCCTTCGCCGGAAAGGCGTGAAGAACCCTCTGTGTCCATCCTGCAAGCAGAAGATCGACCGGGAGCGGAAACGTCAAGTTCTGCACATGTCCAAAACCTCTTGACATTCTTACGATTAAGGTATGAACAACAAATCACTCGTCGGGTTGGTCGCGATCGTGGCACTCCTCGCGGGTGTCGTCGGCGGCTATGCGGGAAATAAATTAACGTCGAACCAACAGACCGGCGGCGACTTCGCCGGCGGCATCACTCCCTCCCAGCTTTTCGCGGGAAGCGCTTCGGGTGGAATTTCGGGTAACGGCTACGTGCAGCCGGCCGGCACCCTCGCACTCAGCGCGCCGAATGGCATCAGCGTCGGTACTGCGGACCAATACCATGGCCAGACCGAATACGCCACGGCATCCGGCACTCCGGCCTCGGTGGTCACGCTCGGAACGCTCGGACAGACCAGCTCGACTGCCACGACCTCGATCACACTGCCCGAGACCGCGGGCCTCTCGATTGGCGCGATTTGCAGCGGCGGCGCGGCGACCACGACGGTTTATGTGTCGGGTTGCGTGCTCACTACGACGAACGGTGCGACCGGTACAGCGACAGTTGCATACTCGAATATCACCGGCGCGAACCTCAGCGTGCCGACTTCAACACTGTTCCGCATCAGTTTCGACCAGCTTCCGTATTAATCTTATCCACCATCCTCGGTGAACGAAGAGCTCAAACAATTCTCTGAATCAGTAGCTCTTGAACTCAAGGCCAAATTAGCTTCCGCATCAACCGAAGAGTTCATCACGCAGACCAAAGCCTCCGGCGATGACCGGAGCTTTGAGGTTGTCATGAGCACGTCCGACGAGGATCGCCAGGGCGACGAGCTTGACCAATCCAAATGGGATCTCAAATACTTCACCCTCAATCCCGTCGTCCTTTGGGCGCATAACTACCAAGGATTCCCGATCGGCATCGTGACCGACATCGAGATTCAGGGCAACAAAGCGATCGCCACGGGCAAATTCGCGCCGGCAGGCATCAATCCTGAAGCGGATCTCGCCTGTGCGCTCTATCAGCAGAAGATCCTCCGCGCCGTATCTCCCGGTTACATCCAGAACGACGACGGAACGCGCGAGCTGCTCGAAATGAGCTTTTGCCCCGTGCCCGCCGGCAAGTTCGCCCTGTCGTTGCGGCAGGTGGGCGCGCTCGGCATGTCCACGCGCGACCTCGTGACGAAGGGCTTTTTCTATGAGACGAAGGGCGCCGTTCCTTATCACGATTACGGCAACGCCGATCCGGACGAGGCGTGGGACGGTCCGGCCCAGGTGAAGGAGTGCGGCGACGACCTGGAGAAATTGAAATCCATCTGCGCGTGGTTCGATTCCGAAAATGACGATGTGAAGTCAGCGTACAAGCTCCCCCATCACCGCGCCTCCGACCGCAAAGCGGTTCTCAAAGGAGTGGAAGCCGCGGGCGCTGCTATACAGGGCAGCCGAGGGGGAGTTGATATTCCATCCGGCGACGTCGCCGGCGTGAAGGCCCATCTTGCGAAGCATTACAAGGAGTTCGGCAAAACCCCGCCGTGGGAAGAAGAGAAATCGGAAAAGTCGCCACAGATCGGCGACCACTGCGAGCTCGACGACGGCACGGAGGGAATACTCGCAGATGATCCCAAGAATCCCGGTGCCCTCGTATGCGTCCCCTCGAAATCAAACAAATCAGAATCAATGAACAACGAACTCGAAAAGAAATTCAAAGCGGAGCACGAGCGGCATGGCAAGGCCTTTGCGAAGGCCATCGACGAGTTTAAGTCGATCGATGAGTTCACGAAAGCCGCGGACGGGGAGCAGGACGAGCACCTTCAAAACACGATGAAGGCCATTGATGACAGCTACGCGCTTGAGGATCAGCACCCCAAGAAGGCGATCGACGAGTTCAAATCGGAGATCAATGCGGAGCATCTGAAGCACGTCAAAGCCGTCGACAAGGCTATCGACGAGTTCAAGTCCGCGCATGAAGCGGTCGACGGCGACGACGATAAAGCGAAGGCGATCGAAGAGTTCACCAAAGCTGTCGGCGTTGAGCTTGACCGCCATGAAAAGGCTCACATGGATCTCTGCGAATCGGAGGCTGGCGAGGACAACGAAGAGAAGTCCGTCCAGGAGCTCATCACGAAAATCGGCCGGCAGATCTCCGCGAAGAACAAGGAGAAATTGAAAGCCATCTTGGAAAAGATGGAATCCCACCACAAGGATGTCACCGCGGCCATCAAGGAGCTTATCGGCTCCGAAGACGGCGACGGAGGGGAGGAACCTTCCCAAAAGCCTGAAGGCGAAAAGCCCGAGGGCGATGAGAAGGCCCTGAACTCAAGGTCGAGCACCTCGGGAGCAATGGCTGAACTGGAGGGATACCTCCTTGGACAGCGGCTCGTGAGGCAGGTCAAAACTGTCACCGAGGATGCTCTCCGCCAATTCAAGGAAAAGATTGGTGAGGCCCGCGGCGGCAGATAGACCTATTCCAAACAATCAAAAAAAGTGGATCCAAAACAAATCGCAGAGATAGTTACTAAGACCGTCTCAGATGGATTCAACGACTTCATGGAGAAGTCGCTCGTCCCGACGATGGATGAGATCTCCGTGAAGAACGCCCGCAAGGTGGTCGAAGCGGTCATGGTGGAGCGCGCTATCAAAGGCCGCGACATCTCCGGCCTCACGACCGACCAGAAGGTTGCATTTGCAAAGCAAGTGCAGGCGGTGTTCCGTGGCAACCGCGATGGTGCTTTGAAGGTGAAAGCCAACGAAGCGCTCATCGAGGAGCAGGACAACCGCGGCGGCTACTTGGTCGAACCGGAAGTTGCGGCAGCGATCCTTCGTATCGCCGCTTCGGTCGGTACGATCATGAAGCAGTGCCAGAACTGGCCGATGAAGACCGATGAGTTGGGCATCCCCAACTACACCGGCTCCTTCCTCACCGGTTCCTATGTCGGCGTCGACCTTCCGGGCTCCGTCACGGGGCTCACGTTCGGTCAGGCGGTCCTCATTGCCCGCAAGTGGCAGCTCGCGTTCACCGTTGGCAACGACCTTTTGGCCGATGCTTCGGTGCAGCTCGCGGACTGGCTCATGGCGATGGCAGGCGAGGCGCTCGCGAACATGATCGACCAGCAGGGCTTCGTCGGCAGCGGCACGGTTGGCGGCTCGACCTACACGGGTCCGTTCGTCGGTATCTTCAATACCGCGAACGTGAACACGTACACGTTAGGCACCGGCAACACGACCTACGCGAAGTTCAATCCGGTCACCGATGCCGCGAACGTCATCGCGACGCTCGAGGAATCCATCTTGGACGGCGCCGCGTGGTACTTCCACCGCACCGTCTGGGCATCGATTCGCTCAGCGTTGGCATCGACTTCGGGCCTTCCGTTCCTGTTCCTTTCCGGAGCAGGCCGCGAATTGTCCGACAATCCGGGCGGCGGTCCGATCAAGCCCGCAGGTGAGATGGCCGGCTATCCGGTCTTCACGAACCGCTGGCTTCCGGCGACTACTGTCGGCTCACAGGCCGGCACCGCGTTCGGCATCTTCGGCAACCTCAAGGCGTGCGCGTTCGGCGATAAGGGCGACCTCCGCGTCGCGCAGTTCGAGTCAGGCTCGTTCGGCGGCAAGGAGATCGCGCTCGCAGACCAGCGCGGCATCGTGTACAAGCATCGCCACGCATTCGTGGTCGTGCTTCCGAAGGCGTTCACGGTCATCTCGACCTCAGCCTCGTAGTTCACTTGATCCGTTTCCGGCCTTCGCCAGTCCTCGGCGCAGGCTGGAACGGATCGGGAAATAAACCGCCCGCCGAAATCTATACATTTGAATTCCAAATCTATACATTTCGTCCCTTCCGATTAAAGTCGAGGGAAGGCAGGGGCCAATCAATCCAAACCAATGCGCTTTAACGTTTACGACAATACGTTGCTCGTCGGCGGTGTGTCACTTCCCCCGCAGAGCTTTAGTGGCTCCAGCGCGGTTGATGGCTCGTCCGTCAACACGGCCGGCTATGACAACGCCGCGATCCACGCCTACGGCGCGGAAACGTCGGGTTCTCCCTCTGCCGCGACGCTCGTCGTCACGTTGCAGGAATCGGCGAACGGCACCAGCGGCTGGGCGAACGCGCTCGACAACACCGGCACGGTGATCGGATTCACCCTCAACTGTGAATCTGCAGCGGCCGAGAACGTCGCCCGCATCGAAGGCCTCAACCTTAATCGGAAGCAGTACCTTCGGGCGGTCATCACGCCGGCGTTCACTGGCGGCTCGTCTCCCGCGATCCTCGGTTTCGCCGAGATCGTCTTGGGCAACGCCGAGCAGAAGCCGGTCGACACGTCGACTTCGAACACGTAGTTCGAACCTTCGTTCCCGTGGCTCTTCCGGTGAGGTAAGAGCCACGACACGAGGGAATCCCTCGACATTTCATGGCAGAAAAAATCGCGCCGTATGCGCTCACAACCTTGCAAAGGGTCAAAGATCGGCTGGATATTGTGATCGATGACGCTGATCCCGTGCTTACGAGGATGATTAATGGCGCTTCCGATTTCATCGAGCGCGAGTGCGGCAAGACCGGTCTCGAAGCCTATCCGAACGACGGCCACTTTGTTCAGAAGACATACACGAATGAGGTCTACACCGCGCAGGGTAGGAAGCAGCAGCGCCTTGTGCTGCGCAATGCGCCGGTGACCTATCTCATCGTCACAGGAAATCTCACGCAGGGATCGGCGTCAGTCACGGTCGCTCCCTACACGGGCATCGTCGCGGGGATGCCACTCTACAACATTCAGGGTCTCTTTCCGCAGGGAACCACCGTGCAAAGCGTCGGTTCAAACGGCGCGCTCACGATGAGCCAGCCGGCGAGCGTCACGCAGACAGGGGCGGTATTCGAGATCTCCGGGCTCATCTCGTTCCAATGGCGCGCCGGCACCCCGAGCAATCCGAACTGGACCGATTTTATCCAGGACCAATTCGAGCTCGACCAGCAGGGAAGAGCAGGCATCGTTCGCGTGTACGGCTCGATTCCCGGACTATACAACAACATGATTCGTGCGACCTATGTCGCGGGCTTTCCGGTTGACTGGCAGAACGCCGGCAACGGTTCCACGCACCAGCTTCCGTCCGATCTCACGAACCTGTGCGAGAACATTGTGGTCCGGATTTACAAACGGCGACAGCTTGAAGGTAAAGCAAGCGAAGCGATCCAGGGTGCGACAACCTCCTGGCGTGATGCCCTTGATGCTTTTGACCGGAACGTAATCAATAATTACCGCCGCGCCGGCAACATTTTCTAATTTCCATGCCCGGTGCCACATTCTCAATCTCAATACCCAACCTTCCGGCGCTGCAAGCCGCACTCGCGAACTATCCTTCGATCTCCCAGCCGATCATCCAGAGGGCGGTCGTCGCCGCGCAGGCGATCCTCGCAAAGTTCACGACGGCCGCAACTGTTCCCGTAAAGACCGGATACCTGGTTCAGAACTGGGCGTTCGAAGTGGGGAACCTCCAGGCGCGATGGTATCCGCGCGCGAGCTATGCGCCGTACGTCGAATTCGGGACCGGGCCGCACGAGATCAAGGCCGTGAACAAGAAAGTGCTCGCGAACGTGCAGACCGGGCAGATATTCGGCCCAGTCGTGCATCATCCCGGCACAAAGGCCAACCCCTTCATGGAGCGAATCGTTGCCGCTTCGCAGCCGGACATCGAGACGCTATTCCTTCAAGCAATGGATCAAGTAAATGAGGCAATCGCCTCGCAAGCCAATGGGTAACACCTTCGCTCAAAATCTCAAGCAGGCGATCGTAAACGACATTCAGTCTCTCGTCTCGTCTGGCGTGCTCGGGTCCGTGGCGACCGACGATTTCACGAAGCTCAACCCACTTAACCGGACGTGGGGGAAATTCCCCGCGGCGCTCGTGATCCCGCCAACTGTCGGCGCCTCGGAATACGAGGATGTGGTAACGAACCTCCGGGAATACACCTGGTACATCATGATCGTGACGACGCCCGACAATCTCCCCAAAAACGATCCGACCTACCTTGAGGGGCTCATTGACAATGTGCTCCAGGTGTTTGATAACGACGTCACGCTTCAAGGAATGGCCGTCGGAGGCGTGAATCCCGCGATCCTCGACCCGCCCGGGCCTGTGAGTAGCGGGGCAGTGACATATGTCACTGCGTACGTCACAATTAAGGCACGTGCTCTTGTTCCCGCCGCCGTTCAATAACTTACTCCAACTAAATGCACGCTTCATCTCTCAAAGAACAAATACCGTGGAATAGGGGACTGCGCGGAGTTTACAAACATTCGGCGGAATCGAAAGCGAAAATAAGTTTCGCACTTGCAGGACGTCCGTGTTCTGAAGCGACGCGCGCGAAGATTCGAGCAGCCCAACTCGGTAAGTTTATTCCCCAGAGCTCGCGCGACAAGATGAGCATAGCTAAAAAGGGGCATCCCGCGTGGAATCGTGGCATTACATACCCTGAAACCGTCCGCGCAAGGATGAGTATCGGCAGTCAAGGCAAGAACGCCGGTTCAAAGCACTGGAATTGGCAGGGCGGTAAGACCCCCATCGGCCGCCTTATCCGGGATTCTGCACAATACAGGAAATGGCGCGAAGCGGTGCTCAAACGTGATGATTATCGATGCTTTGATTGTGGCCAACGGGGCGGAGAATTAGAAGCACATCACATCTACTCATTCGCTGAATACCCGCGTCTTCGTTTTGAGCTGGAAAACGGGATCACCTTGTGTATATCGTGTCATAGACAAACCCCCAATTTCGGGCGAAGATTATACGGAAGACAATATCCATCAAAGGCCCTCGTCCCGGCCGCCGTGCAATAAATTAACCCACCATATCTTTGAACATTCCGAACACAGAAAACAAAATGATGGATCAGCCGAACGTCGAGCAGAAAGACGTGCAGCCGAGCTTCGCGCGCGCCGCATCGGTGCTCGAGAACGATTATTTCTATCCCGAAGCGAACGGGTATCAGGCGATCACGATCCGCGCGGCGACCCGCGAGGACGCGCACGCCATCTATCTTGCAAAACGGAAACCGGTGACGCCGGAGGAAAAGGTCGGTGAATCAGAAACCAATAACGAATAACTATGTCAGTAAAAGGAATCGGGCGGCGGTTCAGCATCGGCATCGCAAAGGAATCGTCCCGCGGCACTGCTCAATCGTCGGCCAATCATTGGCTTCCGTTCAGTGACGCATCGATCGATGAGAAGTTCGAGAACGTCACCCAGGACGAGGCCTACGGCATCATCGAAGATTCGGTAGGGCAGTTCCGCACGAAAAACTGGGCGGAGGGAACGCTTAAAGTTCCGGTGACGGATCTCAGCCTGCCGCTCATCTTCTACGCGATGTTCGGCGCGAGCGCCGATGCCACGCACTCGGGCGAGTCCGCCGTCTACGACCACACGGCCACCGTGGCCGAATCAGCGCAGCACCAGTCCCTCACACTGTTCATCCACGATCCGCTGTCGGGTGTCGACTACTCCCACGCATTGGGTGTCATCCACAAGCTGGACCTCGACGTCGAACTGAAGAAGTTCGCGGAGCTCTCGCTTTCCGTGAAAGCCCTCAAGGGCGTCTCGCAGTCGTCGTTCAGCCCGTCCATCGCCTCGGAGAATCGCTTCCTCCCGCAGTACATGAAGTTCAAGTACGCGACCTCGGTTTCCGGATTGAGCGGCGCGACCGCGATCGCCCTCAAGTCCTTTAAGCTCTCCGTCGACGCGAATATCGAGGATGACGATGTCCTCGGAAGCATCGCGCCGATCGACTATCTCAACAAGGAGTTCAAGGTCGAAGGATCGCTTGAGGCCATCTGGCAGAACGAGTCCGACTTCAAGACCGTCGCGCTCGCGACGCCGAACGTGCCCCAGGCGCTTTCGATCGTCCTCCAAAACACGGACGTGTCTATCGGCACCGTTCCATCACACCCGACCGTGAACATCACTCTCGATCAGTGCTACTTCACGGCCATCAGCAGACCGATCAAGGTCAAGGATCTCGTATACCAAACGATCAAGTTCAAGGCGACGTATTCAACGGCAAATTCGGAGATGTTGAACATCGTCACGACGAACACCGCGGCGACGAGCGCCTAGTCACAAACAAATCCTCACCAAAATGTCAGAACGCAAAACAAATACAGTCACCACGCCATCCAACCATGCCGTCGAGCTCAAGGATTACATCACTGCCGGCGAATTCCTCGATTTGAACGAGGAAAGCGAGAAGAGCGGCCTCACAAAGACGGCACTCGCGAAGAAGATCCTGGAGCTTGCCGTCGTCTCTATCGACGGCGCGAAAGAGAATATTCCCTCGGCGATCCGTGAGCTTCCGATCGCGGATTACACCTTCCTTCAGCAGGAGATCAAGAAATTGATCGAGGGAAATTTTACGGTGGCGAAGAATCCCCAGAACTGATCTGGCGCGAGTTCTTCGCACAAGGCCGCGCGTACCTTTCACCCGAACTGAAGGGCGTCATGCTCGCCCGCGAGATGGGCTGGACGTGGGAAGAGTACCGCGCCCAGCCTCAATGGTTCGTCATGAACCATCTCTTCATGCTGCAAAGCGAAGCGGAAGAGGCCAATCGCAGATCAAAGGGGTGACTTGCGCAATCGCCGCAACTATGGCTTAGTGAAGGGGTCAAAAGGTCGAAAACCTGATAAGCAATTTCTCTAATGTCAGAAAGCAACAAATGCCCCAATTGCAGTCAATACAAGGTCCAAAGCATGAGCGCTTTGAAATGGATCGTGATTGCCATCGGCGCCTCCGCCATACTGGTCATCACGCTTCCTCTTGAACTCATATTGATTCCTGCCGCGATCGTTGCGGCGATAATACCCAGTGCGCGCGCCAATTATCACTGGTGCCGCAACTGCAAATGGTCGGATCGTGTCGTTTCGAAAGCTACGAATTAAAGAACATCACCCGAACGCAAAATGGCCGATTCTTCATCAGAGCTAGAGATTGTCATCTCCGCCATCGATGAAGCGTCGGCTTCTTTTGATGAGATAAGCGAGTCGATGGCTCAGATGTCGGAATCGGCGAGCGCGGCGGCCACGCAGACCGATGACGCGATGGAGTCTGTCGGCCTCACCGTTAATCAGGTCACGGGCGAGATTCAGAACTCGCTTCTTTCGCAGCAAGAGTCTTTCGACCTCCTCACCCAAGTCATGCAGACGGACTCCGAGGAGATCCAGCAGCTCATTCTCGACGAGGGAATTTCATTCCAAGAGGCCTCCGCCGTTGTGGAGGAGGCAAACGCCGAAATCGCATCCTCGTCGGAGGGCGCGGCTGCGCTCTCCAAGAGCAGCTTCACGACGATCGGTGTCGCCGCAGGCATCGCCTTCGCCGCGGTCTCAAGCGCGGTATCGAGTGCCATCTCCTCGGCCGAGCAGTGGGACCAGACCTCCGAGATCATCACGCAGGAGCTCCAAAACATAGGCTCTTCGATCCCGACGTCGCAGGTGCAGGCGTACGCCCAGCAGATCCAGTCAACGACCCTCTTCAGTCAGCAGCAGGCGCTCTCGGCCGAAGCGGTCGTCCTCGGCTTTTCCAACCTCGCGCCGAAATACCAGGAGCTTACGTCCCTTTCGGCCGACCTCGCGACGAAGATCCAGCAGTTCACGGGCTCTGCTACTGCCGATCTGCCCTCGGCGATGAAGATCCTCACGAATGCGCTGAACGATCCGGTTGCCGGCATCAACCAGCTTATCCGTCAGGGCGGCGTCGCGCTTCCGGCGGCGACGGTCACTATGATCGAGAATCTCGCGAAAGCCGGCGACACGGCCGGTGCGGACGCGGTGATCCTGCAGGCGCTACAGGGCCAGGTGGGAGGGCTCGCGCAGGCAGCCGCCAATGCGCCCGGAGGCGGTCTCATCCAGCTTTCGAACCAGCTCACTGCGCTCGGGACCACCATTGCGAACAGCGGGCTTCTTACCACGCTCGACGAGATCGCAAAGGATCTTACGCCGATCATCCAAGAGATCGGACAGTGGACATCGGAACATCCAAAGCTCACGGAAGCGATCGTTGCCGGCACCGTCGCATTTACCGCGCTTTTGGCTGTGCTTGCCGTGGTTGGCATTGTCGTCGCTGCCATCGGTTCCACGTTTGCCGCCGCGGCGGTTGCGATCGCGGCCGTCGTCGCCGTGATCGTCGGAGTCGTGATCTCGAATTGGGATCTCATTGCGAGCCATACCGAGACCGTCTGGAACGGCCTTTACACATTCTTCGTCGGCGGCTGGGAGCTGGAGATCAATCTCTTTAAGACGGCGCTCGATACGGTCATGACCGTCTGGAAAACCGCCTGGAATGACATCAGCTCGTTCCTTGGGAACATCTGGGCAACGATCCAGAACACCGTGAAGACCGGTGTCGATTATGTGATCAGCGCGATCAATGCATTCATCAATGCGCTCGATGCGATCCATATTTCGATACCTTCGATTTCAATACCGGGTACGAAGCTCGCGACCCCATCGATCAACCTCGGCTTCAGCATCCCCGATATTCCGATGCTCGCCGCCGGAGGATTCGTGACACAGCCGACGCTCGCACTCATCGGCGAGGCCGGACCCGAGGCGGTTGTCCCGCTTTCACAGATGGGCGGGGCCGGAACCGCCGGCCAGCAGATCGTTATCAACATCAACGGCGGCATTTTCCCGGCGGATCAGTCCGCGATCAAACAGATCGGGGACATGCTCGCAAAGTCGATCACGACGCAGCTCCGCGTGAAGAACTACGCCCTGTAATATGCCGAATCCCGTACGGCTACTCGATAACGGCACCGACATCTCGAATCTCGTCGATTGGAAGTCGCTGGATTTTGTCTCCGTCCTGACCAAGGAAACAGGGACGGGCGCTTTCAATATCAAGTGCAACGCCGCAAACCTGCCGGCGGGTTTGCCCCAAATCGGTGACACGATCGAGCTCTACGACTCGTCCGGGCTCATGTGGGGCGGCATACTCACCGAACAGGAGCCGATCATCGCGGGCCTCATGGTGACCTACCAGTACACGGCGACCGATTGGGGATTCCTCTTCGACGGCGAACTCGTGAAGAAGAACTACGCGGGCATGGACCCGGCCGACATCGTCGCCGACATTGTTAACACCTTTTGCGCAGGCAAGGGGTTCAACCTCGACGGCGTTCAGCGCGGCAACTTCCTCGTCGAGACGATCAAGTTCAACTACCAGCAGCCCAGCAAGGCGCTCCAGTCGCTGGCAAAACTCATCGGCTGGGATTGGTTCATCGGCCCGGACAAGACCGTCTACTTCTTCCTGGGCGACGTGGACGACGGAAGCGGCGGCGGTGCGGTGGGCGATGGAGGTGTCGCGCCGATCACTATCGACGCAACGAGTGGCAAAATCGAGTGGAACTCTCTCGACATCGATCTCCAGATCACGAACATGCAGAACAGCGTGTACGTCATCGGCGGCACACTCCCCGTCATGTTCACCGCTTCGAATACAAACGACGTCTATCCGACGAACGGCACGGCGAACACGTTCCCCGTCGCCTACGCCTACAGCTCGAGCACAATCGTCGTGGAGCTGAACGGCGTGCCGCAAAGCGTCGGCATCCTGAACCAGGTAACCGACCCTGCGACCGTCGACGTGCTCTACAGCGATTCCGGTCGGTTCATCCAATTCACCGCAGGCGCGCCAACGGGCGGACAGGTGGTCAAGATTTTCGGCACAGCCCAGGTTCCGATCGTCGCCCATGCTTCGAATGCAGCGAGTGTCGCAACGTACGGCGAGCGGCAGGGCGTCGTGACGGATTCCACGATCACGTCGGTCCCGGAGGCGCAGCTCCGCGCGCAGGCGCAGATCCTCCAGTTCGGCCATCCAGTCTATGACCTCAAGGTGAACACGATCACCCCTGGATGCAGGATCGGCCAGACGATCAAGGTGAATGTCCCCGCGATGGGGATCACGAATTACAACCTCGTCATCAAGCGGATCGAGGCGGTGGGCTTCGCGCCGGGACCCAACGGGATGCTCGAATACCAAATCGAGTGCATTGGCTCGGATAACGTCACCTTCACGGACCTCATGACGACGATCCTCCAACAGGAGCAGACGCAGACGGATGTTTCGGATGACACGATCACCGAGGATCTCCAGGAGGCGGACGAAACGCTGGCATTTGCCGATACCGTCACGGCGACCGCCGGTTCGAGACCCTATTTATACGGTCCCACTTCTCCACAGCCGCGCTATGGCTTTGCCGTCTATTCATGACCATAATTGAAGTAATCCCCGCACTATCCCCATGTCTGAAGGCCTGAAGATCACTGGAACAATCACCCTCCGCTCGCACCCTTCGGGTACGCTTCATCTCTATCAATCGCTCGTAGACCTTGGGAAGCCGGAACTCGCGCGCGAACTTCTTGCTGACGGCAAAGTCGAAGTCGTGCAGAAGAACCTTGTCGTTGACTCGCCAAACTACGGAATAGACATATTAGTGCAGTACCTCATCAGCGGGTTCACGGGGACATCGAATTTCCCGCTCGGGATCGCATGGGGCGAGATCGGAACAGGGAACACCACTCCGTCCGCCGGCGATACCGCTCTCACGGCTCCCACGAACCGCGCGGCGGTTTCCTACGCGGCAGACTTCGGCCTCAACACCGCCCAGCTCCAATTTTTCTTCCCAGATGCGGTGCTCGCGAATACTACCTATTATGAGTGCGGGTCGTTCATTGGCGGATCTTCGACGATCGGTTCAGGCAACATGTTCAATCATGCTCTGTTTGCTTCCGGATATTCAAAATCGAGCGGCACCGATACGACACTTGAAATAGACATCGCTATTTCCAATTAGCATGAAATCTCGTCCCACCGGTCCCGATCAGACAATCCTTTCCTCTCATGGCAATGACCGACGCGATGATGCTCGCGGCAGTGCATTTCTTCTTGCGCACCAGCAGCTCGGGGTCATCGCGCTTCCCACGAACCCGACCAACAACCAGACCCTGACGCTCACGATCAACGGCACCGCGATCGTGGTCACGTTCGTTTCAAGCATTGGCTCGACCGCGAACATTGTTCTGATTGGTGGGAGCGCTGCGGCGACGACGCAGAACCTCGTCAATTTTCTCCGCCGTCCGGATCTCACGAGCACGACCCAAGTCGCCGCCACTTCGGGGAATCAGTCGCTGCTCCAATACTGCGGTTACGGATGGCCGGGATCATCCACCAACATCGTGCCGTTCTCACTCAACAAGAACGTCAACGGCCTTGCCGGGCTGCTCAGCAGTTTCACCGCGTCCACGACGGTGACCGGCGGATCATGGACTGCGCAGACCATGCAGCTCTACGTGGAAGACGGAACCTATTTCATCGGCACGACGCGGGTGCTCTTCACCGGGGGTTCAACTCCGACCGTCACCGCGCCAGTCTCACATCCGCGCATCGATGTGCTTTCGATCAACAGCTCGGGCGTCCTTTCCTGGACGACCGGTACCGAAAGCGTGACTCCATCAGCGCCCACCTATCCGACCGGGGTGATGGTGATCTGCGAGCTCTATAACGTCGTCGGAGAAACCGCGCTCTACGATAACGAGAACCAGCAGACCAACGAGGGATATATCTATAACGATGTCCGGCCGACGCTTGGCGGCACATACATTTCGAGCGCGTCGCAGGTCGCATCGGGGCTTTTCATTCCAGACCCCGGCAGCGAAGCACAGGGGGATGTTCTGTATTACAACGGTTCTGCATGGGCGCGGCTTCCCGCGGGCACTTCGGGGCAGGTGCTCATGACCAAAGGGGCAAGCGCGAATCCAACGTGGTCGGCAGCTCCTTCAGGATTCGGCCTTACCGGGACAGCCAATGGATCGAACTATTCGTCCTCGTCAACATCATACGTGGACGTGGATGCTACAAATCTGAAGGTCACACTCACCGGATTGACTGTCGGCAAGTTCTTATACCTACAGTGCTATGCCCAATACGAGACTACCGGTTCGAATCTGACCAATGGTGTGCAACTCCAAGACACGACAAATTCCATCACTTTAGTCACGGGACCTGCATCTTCGGGCTCGACCTACACGATCAACTTCAGCGGGCTTTATAAGATTGCATCGGCTACGACAACCATTTCACTCCAATACAAGACCACAACCAACAATGCATTACTCCTGAACTCGGCAGCCGCATTTACACCAGGAGGCAATCCGGCGTGGTTTACCGTAACCATACTTAACTAATCAAGCCCATGCCTCCCACCGGTACGAAATCCAAACGCAAGCCGCACACTTCTGATCCGACCGACTTCGAACTTGGCCAGCAGATCGCAGAACTTCGAGGCATCACGGTTGCGGGATTCAAAGCTGTGAACGATCATCTCTCTACACTCAACGGCCGCGTCGGCAAGCACGATGAGCTTTTCAACAAGATTCTCGGCAATGAAAAGTTTGAGGCGGGCGCGCGACAAGGCTTCGCGACATCCTGGAAAGTCATCTTTGCTCTCGTCACGATCACGCTCGGCATCCTCGCGATCGTATTCGGGCCGCATTAGCTATCCACACCCACCGACCTCGACAAATCTCGCCAATCACCCACACTGAAAGCAAATGCCCAAGAATTTAGGCGCACTGGAGCGTAAGGCCGATCCCCGCGATATTATGCTCGGCTCCGTTCAGGCGCCCGTCTCGCTCCCCTCGGCATTCATCCCGGACATCTCCTGGCTTCAGCGCAACTACCAGGGCCAGACGGCGTTCTGTGGCGAGCACGCCGGAACGCATTTCAAGGCAGTCCTCGATTTCGTCAATCTCTCAGGAAACCCGATCGAGCGAAAGTCGCCGCGCTATGGTGTCATCAAGCTCAAGGACCCGAAGTCGTCTCTTTATGACGGGTATGCGATCGACGCCGGCACGACGATGGACGCGGTATTCAAGTGGCTGGAGAAAGCGGGAGCGGCCGACTTCGAGCCGCTCGGAGACGACATCACCCTTCCGATGAGTGTCTACTGCGATCCATCGGTCGTTACTCCCGCGATCGATGCGAACGCCGCACAGAGTCTCATCAAGGCCTACGCCTACAGCGCGACCGATTTCGAATCATTGTGCCAGGCAATCTACCAGAACAAAGCAGTCATGTTGCTCATCAAGTGCGATGATGGGTTCTGGGGAACCTCGACGCCCACTTTCACCACCCCGGAAGACGGCCATTTCATTTGCGCCTACGGCTTTGATAGCGATTCGATCTATGCGATCGATTCTGCAGATCCGAATGACGCATTCGCACTGAAGAGGATCGCAAAGCAGTACATCACCCCCGAATTCTTT